ACCTTCTTGAAGTTTACCGCCATTAATTTTTTCTGTTAATTTTGCTCCGATAGCTCCGGGTATCATTGCTGTTAGTCCTATAGCTGCAGGAATAAGTGCTAATGCACCTTTCACTACTTCCATACTCCCCATAGCTTTTAAACCTCCAGCTAATCCTTCAAAAAATTCTTTTATCTTTGGTCCAGATGCTTTTGGTTCCGGAGTACTTAATGCTGAGGATGCACCTTTACCTAATTTTTCTCCTGCACCTCCTGCTACGTCCTTTGCTGCACCTCCCATACCGAGGAGCTTGGAACCCATATCTTTTAACTTAGGTCCTATTTTATCTAGACCCTTAAACATATTAGTGAAATTCATCCCTAATGCCCTACTAGCTACAACAGCAGCCATAATATAAGGAGTAAGAGGGAAAGACATTAATTTAGCAAATATATCTAATATAGGTGAAAACATACCAATAATATCTCCTAATATAGATTGCATTTTAACCATTGCATCATTAAACTTATCTTGAGCTCCTTGAGCTTTTAAGTTTTCATAAGCGACATCTCCGTACTTGTCTTTAAATTTATCAGCACCTAAAGATAAAAGTTCTTGTTGATAAGTCATATCTGCAAGTTCTTCTCTTGAAAGTCCTATAGCTTCTGCTGCTGCTTGCTGAGCAATTACGTTATTGGTAGCAAATGCTTCTCTAATTGCTTCTTGATTACCAATCTCTTTAGCTACGCCTTCCATGTCGCCCATCATGGCGTACTCTCTAGCTTTATTTAAATTTAACTGCTTTCCAGTTATTAATTGAGCTTCCATTTGCTTTTCAATAGAAGATTCAAAATCTAATAATGAGTCTGCAATTTTTGATACTCCGCTTAAATTCGTTCCTAACTTACGTGCTTCAGCAGCGGCTGACATTAACGCCTTTGGTGACTTACCTAATGTAAGTACCATTGCTTTCGATGCAGTACCGATGTCATTCATTAAGTCCTTAAGACTAAACATCGTTTTGTTCTGCTTATTGAATGTAGAAAGCTGTTTACCTAATTCTTTATTTGTTTTTTTAGATGACTTACCATTTAGTTCAGACATTGTAGCTAACTGTGTAGCTGCTTCAGCTGATAGGTGAAGCTTTTCAGTCATGTAAGTAACATCAACTAATGTATCTCCAGAGAATGCAGATGCAGCCATTCCTAACTGCTCTGTCATCATAGCATATGACTTAACTAATTTTTCTGAGGTTATGAAGTTTGAACCTGATAGATTAGCTACTGCCGCCATTTCTGTTTTAAGACCATATGCTGCAGTTGCAGACATACCTGTCATTTTCTGGAATTTAGCTTGAGTATCTGATCCTGCTAATAGCGATTTAAGTGTAAATGCTAAAGTAGCCTCTAAAGATGTAGCAGATTTAAATGCTCCTGAAAGCATATTTTTAAATACATTGGCTTTAGCTGAAGTGATAGCCATAGATTTAGACATCATCTTACCGTTGACCTCTATCTGTCCATTTACTTCTGCAGCTCTTTCTATAAGATCAATCTGTTCTTTTAGCTCTGTATTCGCTTTATCTATGTTAAGCAAATTACCCAATGATCCCATACCAAGTTGGTCCATTGCTCCTTTGGCAGACTTAATAAGAGCACCGGTAACACCCATACTTTCATTAATCCTATTCTGTACAGCTTCTTCTAGCTTTTTTACATTTAAGTTTTTTGCTGCTGAATCTCTTAATCTTAACGAAAGTGCGTATTGCTGACCTTGATTGGAAAGCAAAGACATGTTATTACCTAATTCTCGTTCGGTAGCTGCAATCCTATCATTTAATTCACTTTTGGCTTTTAAATGTAAACCCAAAGCTTCTCCCTGTAGTCCTATTCCGTTTTCCAACAGAACATCCATTTCAGTCTGTTGTTCTAAAGCTTTTGCTGCTAATTCTACAGATGCTTCTGCGTATCCAATTTGCTTTGCTGAAAGGCCAACTCTAGTTATATCAGCCTCCATTCTTGCTTTCTGGAGTGATACCTGGTCTTTAAGCATCTGTTTTGCTAAATCACCAGATCGTCCTAATGCTACTACATTGGCTTGTGAAGAAGCGGTTACCTCACGGGATAACTTTAATAGTGCCTTCTCAAAGTCATTTTGCTTTTGACGTATACCTAGTTGTTCTCTTAACTCATCAGCGAGAATTCTATTCTCCGTAGTTAAAAGTGCAGCAAGTTCTCTAGCTTTATCGATGGAGCTGATATTTTCTTCAGATATCTTCTGTCCTTCTCGTTTCTGCTTATTTAACTCTCTTTCGTTGTTTATGTCCTTATCGTCGGCCACTGTATTGAATCTTTGTTATAAATAGTAAAGACTCGCTTTATGGGCGAGCCTTTGTACTATAAGATGGTTTTTTTATGTTAGGTCCTTTAGGCATATTCTGAGGTGTAGTAGAAGCTGATTTATTCTTCTTATTCTGCTCTTCATAATAATCGTTCATTTTAGCAAAAGTGAACTTCCTAAGCCATATAGGCATGTTGTAAACCGTATGAAAATCATAACCACCGTTTCCATGAAATACAATCTCATGAATTTGAGTAAATAAATTTACCCTATAGGTTGGCGTCAGGCCAAAGAAATGATATCCCTATTGGGATAGTTACCCCCTCCTTAGGGCCGTTCTCTGGATAGAATCTCATGTCTACATCAGGGGACAGCTCCGTAATATGTTTTCTAAACGCTCTTGAATCTCGCGCTAAGAAACGATTATCCACGTACTCTCTAATATCTTTTCTCTCTGATTGACCATTTACTGATGTGATCATATACTTGAGTCTAGTAGAAAGTTCTGCTGATGAATCCTTGTTAATCTTCTTTAATCCAGTAACTTCTGCTGCTACTTGCTGTTCGTCACCATGAGTCATTAGTTTGAATTCTAATTCATCACCTGTCGCAGGTAGTACAAATTTAAAGTTGTTAGTATTATCTTCAACTAGTGCATCATTGAAGTCTTTGTTTTCAAGAAGTGATAAGTCAATTGTATGCTTTTCACCTCCATACTCGAACTCATATTCAGCTCCATATCCTAAGACACGTGCTGCAATAAGCAGAGCATTTTTATCACCTACTAATAGATCATTATATTTAATGTCTTTGTCTACAATAAGTGCTCGTAATAGTTTATCAATAACTACACCTTTTTCGATGTAATTCTGATTCGTGAGAATATCCTCTTCTTTAGCAGTCATATACTTCATCTCTACCTTTCCGGATGATAGAGGTGAACCTTTGTCATACAAAATGCCTTTAGAAGGGAGATCAACTATCTCACTTGGGAATTTGTTTTTAGATTGTTCCATAAATTTTATTAGTTATAACTTATATTTTATATAAATATACGAATAATATATTTCTAAAACAACAAAAGCCCGAAATTAATCGGGCCTTGTTAAAAATATGATGTGTATTACCTAGATCTTAATAATTTAACACACAGTAGTCCATGGCAACGGAAATACTTAACTCTGCTACATCTGAAGATGACCAGTCGAATTGTCCTTGTGACATATTCACAATGAACGCTCCTTTAATGATCCACTCACTTACGATATCCCCTACAGGACCTAATAAGTTAAGTGTTAAATCTTTTTTGTAGAAGTCTGAGTATCCTGCTCTACCTGTTACTGATTCGTAAGATAGACGTGCCCATTCCATTACTGCTTGTGCTCCAGAAGGAGTGATTGGGTCATATAGAGTCATATCCATATTCTCCCAGCTTCTCTTTCCTCGAACCTTTCTGTAAGAATTTATGTGATCTAGTTTTACTTCCTCATCTGTAAAAGAAGGTGCTGTTACGTTTTTGATCATAAAGCTTGGAATTGAATCAACATACATGATGAATCTATTTTGCACTTTTGGTTCAAAAGCTCTGAACATTATTTCGTTGGGATCTAGTACTGCCATTTTATGTTTTGTTTATTATAAATATTCGACTTTTAGTTTTATGCATCAAATGTTGCTCCTGTTGGTAAAATAGTAAAGTCTAATACTACGAACTCTACTGTTTTTGCTGGTTGGATCATCACTTGACCGATTAATTGATTTCTATCAATTGTATCAGGAGTGTTGTTTGACTCATCCATTATTACTTTGTAAGCATAAAGACCTTGTCTTTGTACTACTGATTCTAAATATGGATTAACAGTTGATAAGAATCTGTTACGAGTTGCTGTAGTATTTTGTTCGAATACTAAAGTTTTCGCTGTATCTCCTAAAAACTTCTTTAGGTCGATTAACAATCTTCTTACGTTAACTCTATCAAGAGCTGATTTCTTTTTCTGTAATGTTTTTTGACCGAATACTGATATTCCACTTCCTGGGAATGTAGCAATTGGGTTTACATTAGCATTATATAGAGAATCTCTTTGCGTTCTAGTTAATTTTCTTTCTGCTTGAATTACGTTTCCGATACCACCTCTAGTAAGTCCTGCTGGTGCAAACCAAGGTGCTGCAGCTCCATCTGTAAATGCATATACTCCAGGTATTACTACTGAAGCTGGAATCCATACTGTTCTTCCTGAGCTTGATACTGTTTGTAACCAAGGCCAGTAAGTTGCAGCATATGAGCTATTTAAAGTGTCTGCTGTTCCTGTTACATTAGATACCGTAGACTCATATGGTCTAAGGTCTACTACTGCAATATTATCTCCTCTTGTTTCTGATAGAGATATAATTGAATCTAATACTACTTTGTGAGCTCCAATACTATAAAGTAAGCCTGGTGCTGAAATCATATTAAATACGTATTCGTCTTCGTTTCCTAAGATTGATATTGCATCTTCATAATCGTCTGCAATTAATCCTTGTGTTGTTTGAGCAATTTCTTCAAAGTAAGAATTTCCTCCTGTTACATTTTCTCCAGCTCCGCCGAAAAATGCTCCTGAAGAAGCTACAGGTAAAGAATTTTTAAAGGAAGCGCCTAATGCGTCTGTTCCTACTGTCTGTCCGTCATTACCTACATAGTTAAGAGTTTGTCTGTCTACTGCAGATACTCTAACGTAATTTGAACGGTTAACATATTCTCCTGTTGTCTTAACATAAATTGAACCATCAGCATCAACTGTCTTTCCTTTAGACTGGTTACCGATTACTGCTTCAATATAGTTTTCTGAATTTGGATCTAATGATAAGTCATTAAATGATTCTAGAATAATTTTGTTTTTTGTGCTATCGTCACCTCTTCTTAATTGTAAAGTAAAAGTTCCTTTAGACTCATTTACATTAGCAATTGCCCATCTAATATTATCATCTGAACCAGATACTAAAGAACCGTCACTATTAAGTGCGCCTGCATCGTCAATTCCAGTTGAGTTATTAAATATTGCTCCTTTACCAAGAGTTTCTAATTTAAATGGTGCAGCTCCGTTGTCTTTTGCTGCGATGCTTGAGTTAGAAGCTGGATCGAAGTTTCCGCTAGTTACTCTAGTTACTAACATTGAATTTCCTCCTTGATTGAAATAAGACTTTACAGCAATCGAAGTTAAATATTCTTGTTTAGTAGATCCAGAAGTAAAAGTGGTACCAAATCTGTTTTGGTATTCACCATAAGAAGTTACCAATGTTGGAACTTCAACTGGTCCTTTTACGGATGGTCCGATAATAGCTGCTCCTGCTTCAAGTGGTAGGGGTGCCAAGAATGAATTATCATTTTCTCTTGCTAATACACCTGGGGAGATTAATGTTTCTGCCATGTTATGATTAATTAAGTTGTTTGAGTACTATTATAAATATCGTATTAAAATCGAAACAGTAAGTTTATATTACCATCTGTTTCTACATTAATAAATATGGGAGAATATCCTTAACCGCTAACAGGAGTAAATTTACCTGTTTCTAAGTCAACGTTTCCTTTTCCATATTGCTTCTCTAAGTACTCTGCTAATTCGATTTCCATCTCTTTAGTTTTTAAACGGAATTCTTTTGCTTGTTCTTTTCTTTCTTTTAATACTATTTCTAAAAGTGAAATTTGACCGAGTTCTTCAATTAAAAATTTACTTCTAGTTTTTAATACTTTCAGGTTTTCAATATCCTGATCTTTTAAATCTACAACTTGTTTGCTCATTTGTTTATATTAATTCGTTTCTATAGTTTTTTAAAAATTCGCTTATATCGGAAGACCTATATCTCGATAGCTCTATTATATTATCCTGTTTAAAGTTAAACTCTTCCCAGGTATTATGTATTTCGTTTAATGTAATACCTTTTGCTTTCAAAGCTGTAACGTTCTCCCTTGAATGCATATGGTCTATATGCTTAAATAGGCTTGAATAGTCAATAGGGTTTTTCTTAATTACATCGACATCTAATTTACTAGAAAGATATTTGGCATATTCGTAATGAGAGTAAGGTGTTGGGTGTGTATCGTCACATATCTCATTACCTCCATCACCTCTAAAAGAATAACAGTATGGGGATTCTTTATCCATTGTATGCTCTATTCTATAGCTCTCTATAGCCTGTATATTATGTGGTGTAATTCTTGTAAGCTCTTTAAAGTATCCAGCATTCTTTATATTTCCAAACATTTCATTGAAATCTTGACTCATAAATGCTTCTCCGTAAAAGTCTTCATATTCAGGTTTATCAAAATCCATCATAAAGAACATTCTGTATTGGCAGGGTAACGTTTTAAACATATCATTAAGTACGTTTATATAGTTAACAAGCTCAAAAAAGTTTTGCTCTAAAGAAAAGTACCGGTTAATGTACTCCATTTCATATTCTCCCTGAGAGCCTAAATATCCAGCGCATGGGTATCTGGTTTCTCTATTCAAAATCTTATCTTCACGAGGAAGACCGGACCATTGTATAGTGATAAGGTCGTTTTCAGTTAGTTTAACTTTTTCACGTTTTAAAGTATTGATAGTAGCAACTACTTTGTGAAATATAAACCTATTACCGGCTCCACTATGTCCAAGGTTTTCTCTCCTATCAAAATGCTGACCAATAAAATCAGCGTAAGTAGGGTACCCGTATTGAGTGTAGCTACAACCGAATGCTAAGTATTTACTTTCTGATTCTCGTGTTGCCATAATGTATAACTGTAATATCTTTATCTCCTTTATTATATGCTCTCCATGGATCTACTATTACAGAACCGTCTGGGAAGTCATAGTCGTGATGTTTTCCCATATGTCCTAAAAGATATACTGCCTTTATAGGTTCAATTGGGTCATAAGATACTTTATATTTAGAACCGTAAGCAGATTCACAAAAATGTCCTGTTAGGATAGATGTTGATCCATCTTCATAATGTACGTCTGGTTTATATGCTTTACCTAGTATTACAATAGGTAAATTTACTTTATTAGCTTCAATTACTAATCTAGATGCTAAATTTTTAGCTTGTTTTTCTCGAGCATTCATTATAGCATCGAATAAGTCATATCCTAACTCTAATTCTTCTGCCATGTAACGTAGAGCAATATTATCTCTAGGATGACATCCTCCTCCATCTCCCATACCTGCTGTCATATAAGCTTTGCCTAAGATTCTATAAGTAGATCTTTCTAAAGCTCCAGTTACAACATCTACATTCATATTGCCTCCTTTTTCAGCTACATCTTGTATCATATTTACCAATGCAACTTTAGTAGAAATGAATGTGTTGTAAAATATCTTAATACCTTCTGCTTCATCCCAAGTACCTACTTCATATCTTGTTCCTTCTGTTATAAAGGAGTAGTAGAAGTCTAATAGTATCTTAGCATCACCTGTCATTGAGCCGTCTTCAGTACCAATAATAACCATTTCTGGGTTAACCATATCCCATTTTACAGTACCCATTGCTATTAGATATGGATTATAAATAAATCTACCGTTAGGAATAAGATCTATAAACTCTCTACGAATAGTTCCCGGAAGAACTGTTGAAATTAATACAACTAGTTGGTCTTTGTTTACAAATTTATTTACTTCAGTTAATACGTCCTTTACTATCTGGTAGTTAAAGTCTTTATTAGGTAAATGTGCTGTTGGGTACCTTCCATCATAAGCTGGGTCATGAGGTGTTGGTACTGCTATAAAAATCATTTCTCGATCTTTACATACTTCTTCTATGGTTTGAACCATTTCGAAGTTTTCAGGTTGTACTTCATTTACATCGTATCCTAATACTTCGTGCTTTTCAGCCATAACTTCGGCAGCATCTTTTCCGAGTTTACCTACTCCTATAAATCCTATTTTCATATATGTTTAATTTCTTTACTATAAATATTCGCTTAACCTAATATCAGTCTATATAATATAAGTAAAATTAATATTCTATACAACTTATTGGTTTATAAATGGTGTTAAATTTAAATCCTCGTCTGTTAGGTTATATTTACTTTGTAATTCTTTAAGTAGTTGAGGAAAAAAAAGTTGGTTACTTCCTATTTCTTTCAACCTTAATCTATTATGAATTGTTGCTGGTTTTAGCTTATTGTACAGTACTTCCGGATTATACCTATATGGCATTATATTTTCAGCTAAAGTATTTATGAGCCTGTTGATATACTCATCATGATCGAATGTGTATTGTATAGGTTCATGCATATGTTCAAATTCTTGTTCTAACTCTTCTAGCCCTAATTCTCGATAGAATGTTTTAAAACCAAACTTTTCAAGAAATCTGTTCATACCGGGAATTCCGATTATTAAAAATGGTCTACCTCGAGCAATTGCATTGAAAGTTTTCTCAGTAAAAAACACACCGTGAGTACATGATTCCATTACAATTTCAAAAGCACTTTCAAATACTTCTATAGGAGGTTTAGAGCCTGAGTTTAAATGAGTTTTGTAATCGTCTGAAAGGTATGTTAGTTTCTGATCCCAATATCTAAATTCATATACATCGTTTGTTTCAATCCAACTATAATGCATATGATCAAGTAGTTGTTGCTTTTCTAGATAATCCATTGTAATACATCTATGAAAATGTGGTTTGTTGGATAGAGAAGTTGCTAACTTATTTATTTTAGGTTTAGGTAAATCTGTAAATAGAGTCCATTCGTTTCCTGTATCAAAACTACTCACATCGTAAGCCCAGAACATAGGCATGTATATGATAGTCGTATTAATTACTGGTTCTGATCGACGTCTTATATTCATTGCCCCATATGAACCATAGACTATATACATTTGAGTATTAGTTTTTGCTAAACCTTCTTCAATCTCTGCTACTGTTGATCCGGTAACATTTTTCCAAGACATTTCATATTCTTGAGGAGTAATAACAAAAACAGCTTTGTACTTACCTGTATTAATTTGAGTAAGGAACTGTTTAGATATAGCAAATCTTTCGTCTGAGTCCCATTGTTGTATTATAAGGACGTTGTTTACACTGATCATATTATTCGAGATTTAGCACTAGGAAATTTAGGTTTACGTGTAAATTTATCGTTCTCTCCCATTCTTAGTTTAGCCCAAACTTCCCATTCATGTAAACTCAAAGTATTATTTGGTAAAATATTTTGCAATTCAGGGAAATAAGGAAGAATCTTATGAATAAAATAGTTATAATGAGTCTTAGGAGCTGGATGTCCTTCTACTTGTAGTTCTTTATCTTTTTCTTGGTAGCAGAAATATGCATCTTCTTGATATTCAGCTTGATACATTGATAGTGACTCCTCTACAAAATTACCTTCTATTTCTTTTTTTAGTTCATTTAATGCATTATCTATTTTCTTTTTTTCATGTGTTGAAAAAGGATGATCTCCTGTATTCCATGGTTCTCCTAATAGGGTTCCGTCCCAAGGGTTAAGCATAAAGAACATAGTGTAGTTTATTCTCCTAGAATCTAATATACATTTAATAGTCCTAATATAGTTTGTAGTTTCTACTATATTTTGATATGGGTTAAAGTATTCACTAATGTATTCTAAGCTATAATTACCGCTATGAATTACACTTCCTTTACCAAGGTACTTAGTTTGTCCTCTTGGTATTAAATCATCACGGAGTAAAGATGTCCACTGTATAACTATATCAGTATCTTTATTTAACTTTCCTGAGTTTATTAGCTCTGTAAATTTATTAAATATAAAACGATTTCCGCTACCGCCAGAACCTAGATTATAGTATTCCGGATATACAGTCCCCATCCAATCAGCCCATGTAGGCCAACTAAACTCTGTAAAGCTACATCCTAAAGTGATAAGTCTTTTTTCCATATCTTTAAATTAATTTTCTCAGTATCTTTTCTAACTTCTTCACATTACCGTTAACATAAAAATTCTCTTTTAGTTCTTTTTTAAAGTTACTTAAGTTATGCTCTAGTATGGGCTCTAACTTTTCTCTTAGATCTTTAAGTTCTTGTAATGTTAATTTAGAGAGAGTCTCTATATTCTTTACTATTATATCTGCTCTTTCTACATCCGAGTCAAGTATGTCGTAACTTTCATCCCAAAATTTGCTGAATGTTTTATACCCTCTTTGTCTAAGTAAATCTAATGTTCCAGGACATCCAAGTATCATAAAGGGGTGACCTAGTTGTATAGGTTTCCATGTTTTCTCTGAAAGGAATAATGTATCGGAGCTTGTTAATGTTTCAGTTACTATTGATACAAATGTTTTCTTATGATCTTCTATATTAATATTAGAAGCTAGATTATAATTTAAATCATCACTTATAGAACGTGGAGATAATTTACTAAGTTCTGCAAAATACTCTGTATCTATTCCGTATTGATCGTTAGTCTTATAGTTATACTCTCCTACACTTACTTTACCTTTATTAAATACTCCATACTTTATGTATGTTGCTAATATCATTGATCTAGATCGTCTCATCATTCTATTATAAGATAAAAAAAGAAACTCATCATCTGTAGGTTCAAAAGGTATAATAGAATCTTGAGTATGCTGTATATTCCAAGTTTCAAAATCTGAGAAAGGAATCATTTTTATCTTTAAATTCTTTTCTTTTGCTATTCTAGATGCTAGATAGTTACCAGTGACGAATATAACGGAATACTCAGGCAAATTAGCTTTTATTCTCCAGGATTCTAATGTCTCAAAGTCAGGGTAATCAGCTGTACCAGATGTTCCTTCTGTCTCTAGCAGCACTACGATTTTTGCTTTACCTTTTTTAATGTCATCTATATAGTGGTTACTTAT